AACATGCAAAATACTTTTGACTTAACAAAGATCAGAACTGGACTGACAAAAAGCATAACCGGAATCAGTGCTGGTTTCCATGACCCTAGAGATTGGATTAGTACTGGTAACAAAACACTTGATTATCTAATAAGTGGGGACTTCCAAGGAGGTATCCCACTAGGTAAAGTTAGTGTGTTTGCAGGTGAGTCAGGTTCTGGTAAATCATTTATATGTTCTGGAAACATTGTAAAAAATGCACAAGATAAAGGATGTCAGGTAGTATTATTTGACTCTGAAAATGCATTGGACGAACAATGGCTACAGGCATTAGATGTAGACACTTCTCCAGAAAAATTACTGAGAGTAAGTGTTTCAATGATTGATGACGTTGCCAAAGCAATATCTGAATTTATGAAAGACTATAAAGCAAATTATGGCGATCTGGAATATGATGAAATGCCAAAACTTGTTTTTGTTGTAGATAGTTTAGGAATGCTTTTAACTCCTACAGACGTTGATCAATTCAACAAAGGTGATATGAAAGGCGATATGGGTCGTAAACCAAAGGCATTAGCCTCCTTGGTTAGAAATACGGTAAACCAGATCGCCCCTTTCCCTATTGCCTTAGTGGCAACAAATCATACTTATGCATCACAAGACATGTTTGACCCTGACGATAAAATATCAGGCGGACAAGGTTTTATATATGCAAGTAGTATTGTAGTTGCAATTAAAAAACTAAAACTAAAAGAAGATGCTGACGGAAACAAAGTTTCTTCTGTGCAAGGCATTAGAGCGGCCTGTAAAGTTATGAAATCTAGATATAGTAAACCTTTTGAAGGTGTACAAATTAAGATTCCATATGAAACTGGAATGGACCCATATAGTGGTATGTTAGAAATGTTAGAATCCAAAGGCATTGTGGAAAAAGTCGGAAATAAACTGTCTTACATATCTCCTATAACAGGTGAAGAAATAAAAGAGTTCAGAAAACAATGGACTAATGAAAGACTTCAACTAATTATAGACGAATGGGGACAAAATCCTAAAGCACAACAAGAAGTTGAGGATATTGACCCTGAAGTATTAGAACCAGAAATGGAGGATTATACAGATGAGTCCTGAAGTAGCATTACTTTTAGATGTCTGGGACACGATCAAATCGCAGATTCCAGCAAAAGAAAGACTTCATGTAGCAGAAGACCTTGTTAGAACATTTGAAGACAATGTCAGTATTTCAGAAGCAGAAGATCATCTCAATGAGTTTGATACTGTTATGAAAGCGGCTATAGTAAGTCATTTTGATATCGGCCTTGAAGAGGACGATGAGGAGTGGGAATATTAATGGCAACCCATTATAATAAAATTGTTGACGATCTAGGTAATATTGTAGATGCTATTGCATACTATGAGAAAGAACTAGAAGATGCAAGATGGGAAGTCAGAATAAAAGGGAGTTTGGAGAAAGCCTCCTCCTCCCTTCCCGGTCTGACAGAGTTTCGCTTCAATCAACTCCAAGAGATTGAAGCAATACTCGAACATTTAAATATAGAACTTCGCAAAGAACGTTCTAAAATATTTCGTAAATACCTAGAAAACTATAATAGAACTTTAAGTAGCCGAGACGCAGATAAATTTGTTGACGGTGAACAAAGTGTTATAGATTTATCTCACTTAGTTAATCAATTCAGTCTTTTAAGAAATAAATACTTGGGCATAATGAAAGGTCTTGATACAAAACAATGGCAAATTGGACACATTACAAGACTTAGAACTGCAGGTATGGAAGATATAGTAATTGATTAATGATTAAAACATTTGAATACGATTTACTACAATGCGAGGAAAGAACCTGGCATGATTGGGAAAATTTTACAGAAACAATAACAAAAAATTTCCAAAATTTTAGACTTCAAAATCCTGACGAACAAGTAAAAATAAAATTTAATTATACTTGTGAAGGAACTGTTATACTTATAGATAACAAAATTTTTTATCAAAGGTTACACGAGTTTGGTAAAAAGTATAATGTAAAACTTTCTAACATTACCTTTAGAGGTAGTAACGAAAAGATACAGCAAAGTTATGATAAGTGGCACGAACTTTACTCAGACACACCAGACAAAATAAATGTAGAGAGCGAATGTTTTGGATTATTTTTGTATAGAAAAAATAGTGGATATCATAAACATTTAATTTATACAAAAGAAGCACCTGAAGGAATAAGAAGTAAAAAATATAATTGTTTAAATGGAAACATGTTACCGCATAGGCTAATGTTTATGCTATCTATGTTTAAAGAAAATTTAGTTGATACAGAAAATACATTAACTAGTTTCCATGCATTTCCTGAATTGTTAAATCCTAGTCCAACAGATCCTGTACTAAAACATCAAAAATGGGTAGACTTACTAACAAATGATATAAGAAACCAATTACCATTACAATTTGATATTACAGGTGACTGGCAACAAATATATGACAAAGTATTTGAACCTTATCCAGCAGTTAATAATTTAGACTGGAACAAAGTAGGTGATTTTAGAAACATTTATGAAAGCACATACTTTACAATTACAACAGAAGGTTCAGAATGCCAATCATTATGTGACTATCATTGGGAAGATGAAATAAATGATTACTTTAAAAGTTTTCATACAGAAATGTTTATCACAGAAAAAACTACCAGACCCATACTAAATTTACATCCACAAATTATTTACGGTGCAACAGGCACAATAGAACATTTAAAAAGTTTAGGATATAAAACTTTTAGTGATTATTGGAGCGAAGATTATGACAATGTTGATGGAGAGCATAAACTAGAAGCAATAATGAATGTTATAAAACAAATGTCTGCAAAGTCATTAGAAGAGTTACACGAAATGTATTGGGATATGATGCCAATTCTTCAGCATAATCAAGCAGTTCTGCTTGATACATCTATATAAAAAACACTTGACAAATCACAGTTTTTTGCTATACTAGTATAGTAAGGAGTTAAAAAATATGTCATTAATATTACCAGGAATAGCAATTATAGGAATCATTTTATGGACTATAAATGGTATTTTTAAAGAAATTTTCGGAAATGCAGATAGTTTTATTGGCAACTTAATATGTTTTATACTGTTTTGTTGGATAGTAAAGTCTACTTTTGTTTGGTTATTTCTTTAAAAGGTATTGACAATACAGTATTTTTTGCTATAATATACTTATATTTAACTAAAGCCGTGGGAGGCATATATGAAAAATAAAAGAGACTTTGTTAAGATCAGGAATGGCATACATAGAAGTAAGCCAGTCACAGACGCAGTATTCCCTTTACTCAAAGGGGTAACATTTGGTAAACGTGGAGCATTTGTAACAGTTGATGCAACTGCTTTAATGGGAGCCGAGTTCACAAAAATCAGAGTACTAGTTGATTCACCAAGTGAAGTTGTTCCAGCAACTGAGCAAGAGTATAACAACTTTATACCTGAAAACATGAAGCCTAAAGAGAAAAAGGAAACACCTAAACAAGCAATGGATAGAATTGCAGAAAGGTTTAATATCCTTGACGAGATGACTGACGCAGTTGCTAACGGTGTTGTTAGAGGACTAATTGTAAGTGGTCCTCCAGGAGTAGGTAAAAGTTTTGGTGTTGAGACTATACTTGAAGAGTATGACGCAATGGCAAAAATTGGTGGAGCAGTAAAAACAGAAATTGTTAAAGGCTCAATGACACCGATTGGTTTATATCAAACACTATTTAATAATAGTGCGGCAGGTGACATACTTGTATTTGATGACTGTGATAGTGTACTATTTGATGAAGTTTGTCTTAATATGCTTAAAGCAGTTTTAGACTCAGGTAAGAAAAGAACTATTAGTTGGAAAGCAGAATCTTCCGCACTAAGAAGAGAAGGAATACCTGACAGGTTTGACTTTAAAGGTGGAGTTATCTTTATTACTAATGTAAACTTTGAAAATGTCAGGAGTAAAAAGATACAGGATCATTTAGCCGCTCTTATGTCAAGATGTCACTACATTGATTTAGGAATGGATTCTATAGACGATAAGTTTATTAGAATTAACCAAATCATTAGAGATGGTATGCTTAAAGAGTATGGCTTTAGCAAGGAGTTTGAAAAGGAAATCGTTGACTTTATGCATGATAACGCAAAGAGGCTCAGAGAAATATCATTAAGAATGGTACTCAAGATAGCCGACTTGGCAAAAATGAACTTTGACAACTGGAAGGGGTTAGCAAGGTCAACATGTATGACTAGGTTCGATATCTATTCATAAAATCAAGAGCCCTTAATAAATATTTTTAAGGGTTCCCCCTAGTGTTCAGAACCCTCCCACTTTGGACACGATTAACCCCCAAATTTATTTGGGGGTTTCTTATATAAACCTCTTGACAAATCCTAATACCCATGTATAATTAAAAGTATTAAATTACGACTTTGATCAGTCACTACTGGAGAAATAGATCATGGAAAAATTCCTATATGATAATATCATAAAAATTGCAATAGTTATTACTTTGCCTTTATGGACAGCCTTTGCACTTGCTGAAGACATAGAAGAGGTAATTGTTATTGCACAAGAAGTAAAACAAACAGAAACAGATGCCCTTACAGACACTAAATTAATTAGTGGCATTATGCCAGAATTAACTTACATAGCAGGAGGCTATGGAGGTAATGTGCTATTCAGAGAGCGAGGCACACAATCAGTACATACAGCAGTTTATAGAAATGGCATACCGCAAAATACACCTGGTTCAGGCTGGTATGATTTTGCACATGACATTGTATCAGGGGAAGATGTATTAGTTATAAGTGGAGCCAATAGTGTAATGTATGGCTCAGGAAGTATTGGTGGTACAGTTTTAATAAAAGACTTAATTAAGAAAGGTGTAACTGGAAGACTAGGAAACCAATCTCACAGATATATGTCAGTAGCACCTACAAACTGGCTACAAGTTACAGATTTTTCTGTAAAACAAAACGCAAGAAACGATAACGAAGAAAAAGATACTTATGAAAACACTAGTGCAAAAATTATAGCAGACGCAGGTGACTTTACACTATATGTAAATGCAACAGATTATGAATACGATTATGATAATTGTTATACTGCTAGTTTTACACAGAGTAACGACTGCTTACAGGACGGAGAAAGATTTACAGTAAGCATTAGAAACGAATACTTTACAATAGGAAGATCAGAAGATAAGGCAGAATATTTTACTGAAGGTGTTAGTACATACCAAAATGAGAGTAGCAGAGACTTTTTTAGAGTAGGCGATACAGCAAAATTATCTAATTTATTAGATGTCACTTATGGTGTTGATGGTAGCAAAGATCAGTACATGGAACAAAAACAAGACAACTATGGTGCCTTTTTAAGTGTAAATGCCAAGTTTGCATTAGAATATAACTTTGGTATTAGGTACGGAAACGAAGATCAAAATGCAGTAAGATTAGGTATCGCAAAAGATCAGTTCTTTTTTAATGTAGGAACTAGTTACAGAAGACCTAACTTATATGAACTTAATGGTGATGCCTTTGTAGATCCTAATGAAGAATTACTTCCTGAGGAAGGAGTTGGATATGAAATAGGTTTCGGTGCTATCAGTATTTTTAAATACGAATTTGAAGAAGCAATAGAATATACAGCATCATATTCAGAAACAGTATTGGTTGCACCTGCTACATATGATGCAGAAGGAAATCTTTTAACTGAGCAAGTAAATGAAACCATTTATTATAATGCAAAATATAATAATTCAGGTTCATACAATACACAGGGTATTAGATTTGCTAATACATTTGGTCCTTTTAGTATTAATTTAAAAGTTAATGATACAGACCAAACTAGAATACCAGAGTATGTTGGTGTTATTACATGGGAACAGATGTTTAAAGATGTAAATTATAAAGTACAATACTCAGGACAGTTTGATAGAGAACCTGGACCTTATGATGTTCTTCCTGAAGGAAAAGAGTTCCTAGAAGATCTTACAAAACTTAGTGTGTATATTACAAAAAGATTTACTAATGGAATGAATCTTAACTTTGCAATTGATAACATTACTGACGAGGAAGTTGAAGTATTACCATACTACAACAACCAAGGCAGGCAAATTAACTTGACATTACAGTACAATTGGTAGTATAATAAACTATGGCTAAATGTGTTTTAGAAATTAGAGACGAAGTAAACGTTCGTTTTAAAGGGCTTGATGTGAAAGCAAGACGAAAGATTTCTGATGCCTGTAAATACTTTTTACCACATGCCTACCATATGCCTGCATATAAATTAGGTAGATGGGACGGTTGTGTCAGGTACTGCGACATTGGTGGCAGAACATATTTTCATTTACTTGATAAATTAGTACCTATAATAACACAGGAAGGTTACGATATAGAAATACAAGATAGCAGAAAGGCTTGGGATTTTAAATTTGAACCTGTAACACAAACAAGTTATGATAATGTAGCATGGCCTAAAAAACATCCAGCAGAAGGTGAGCCTATAATTTTAAGAGATTATCAAGTTGAGATAATTAATAAGTTTTTAGAAAATACACAATGCTTACAAGAGATTGCCACAGGTGCTGGTAAAACACTAATAACTGCTGTATTAAGTCACAAATGTGAGGATTATGGCAGAACAATAGTAATAGTGCCTAATAAAGATTTAGTTGTACAAACAGAAAAAGACTATAAGAATTTAGGATTAGATGTGGGTGTTTTATATGGAGACAGAAAAGAATATGATAAAACACATACAATTTGTACATGGCAAAGTTTAAGTATATTAGAAAAGAAAAGTAAAAACTATGAAGCAGATTTCCCTATAGATGAATTTTTAGAAGATGTTGCCTGTGTAATGGTGGACGAAGTTCACAAAGCCAAAGCAGATGTTTTAAGAAATTTATTAAGTGGCGTGTTTGCAAATGTTCCTATTAGATGGGGACTTACAGGAACTATACCAAAAGAGGAGTATGACGCAGTTGGTTGTACTTGTAGTTTAGGTCCTGTAGTAGGAAAAATGAGCAGTAAAGAATTACAGGACATGGGTGTACTTGCAGATTTAGATATTAATATTTTGCAATTACAAGATGGAATGATACAATTTGGTAATTATGCTCAAGAGTTGAAATGGCTAGTAACTGACGAAAAAAGACTAAAAGAGATATCTGAGATAATAAAAGGTGTTGCAGTAAACGGAAATACTTTAGTTTTAATAGACAGAATAGCCACAGGAGAAAGATTAGAAGAGTTAAATTCTGATTGGGTGTTTGTTTCAGGTTCAATGAAACAAGCAGACAGGCAGGAAAACTATGATGATGTATCTGAAATGGATAATAAAGTTATAGTTGCAACTTATGGTGTTGCGGCTGTAGGTATTAATATACCAAGAATATTTAACTTAGTTATGTTAGAACCAGGAAAAAGTTTTGTAAGAGTAATACAAAGTATAGGCAGAGGCATTAGAAAAGCCTCTGATAAAGACTATCTTAATGTATTAGATATTACTAGTAATTTAAAATATAGTAAAAGACATCTTACAAAGCGAAAGCAATTTTATAAAGAGCAAGGTTTTAGGTTTCAAGTAACAAAGGTTGATTACAAATAAAAAGGAAAAAATATGAAAATACTAACTGTAGAAAATGACACATACGATATAGATTGTGTACCCGATGAAATAGAAGATATAAGATATTGTGTCTTAGATGGAGGCGATCCTGAGTATGTAGATTTTTATTTTTTACCTCTTATATTTTTAGAAAGTTTTCATGCTCCTGCAATATGTTTGCAAATAGGAGAATACAATGTACAGATGCCAATGGATTGGAGTATATTGTTATGTGATGAAGATTTAGATGGTATAGAAGTATTACCATTAGCAAGTTTAAACAATAGAGGCTTTAGAGTACTTGTGATGAATCCTTTAACAACTAGGATTCCACAAAGTCAGGAAATAGGAATTACCAATGTTTATCAAGACGTTAAATGGTATTTTCCTAAATTAAAAAATGGTCATATGTTGGCGGTTCCATTAGAAGATGGACCTAATCCAAAATGTGCGTATTTTGTAAAAGAGGCAAATAAAGTTAAAGATGTTCAGATAGCAGATCTAGTGTAATGTTAGAGTTGTTAATCTGGAGTTTAATAGTTATTACATGGGCATCATATGGTATGCATGTAATAAAAGAGTATGTTAGAAACCATATAGAATAGGAGAATAAAATGAGTAAAATTGAACCAATAATGAAAAAGCCAAGTTTGTTTAGAAGATCTGTAATGGGTCTTGTAAATGGTTGGAGACGTGTAATGGATGTGAGATACAATCCGCTAAAGTATATTCCAGATCCTAGTTTGCAGACTTACTTTATGTTAGTGCTGTTTACAGTATGGAGTGTATTCTTTGGCTTCTTAGCCGCAAATTACTTAGGATTCTTTAACTATAATACAGTTGTAAGTATCTTTATACACGTTGCTATATTACTTCCTTTAGCATTTACAAATGCAATTTTTGTTGATGCAGAACGTGATGGTCACAAATGGTTAAAGGAATGGAAAGAAGAACAAAATAGATATACTATTGTTGCTAACAGACTCAAAAAAAGTAATTTAACAATTTGGAACCCAAATAAGGAGGCATAAAATGGCAAAGAGAAGATTTAGAATAGAAGGCGGCAGATATGGAGGAGAACTTGTTTTAGGAGAAGTTAATCCTGCTTTTGCTAGTTACTATGCAGATAAACAAGATGAACTTGTTGATGCAGTTTTAGAAGCAGAAGATTGGGAACCAAAAGAGGATGAAGATAATGATACATTATTAGATCCAGAGGGATTACCACATCCTGCATTACCTGGTGAAGACTTTTATATGTGGGAAAATGATGGATTTGAACATATCAATAGTGCCTATGCAGATGGTGGCTTTACAGTATATGAAGTTCCAGCAGATGGATCAGATGATTATGATCACGAGAAAGAAGTATATGAAGGAGAAGGGATTCATGTATATGGTAGAGAAGGTGGGTACTTTGGTACTGATGACGAACCAGAAGTTATTAACGAAGAAGACGAAAAAGGCAACAAGTATGTACCTGTTTTAGCATTTCATAGTTCAGAAAAAGGTGGATTTGGTGCCTGGTTTGTGGAAACAGACGGTGAAGACTTTGATGAATTTAAGTTAGGCTATGGTGTTGTAGAAACAAATTTAGCAGAATTTATTGATGCAGTTTTTTATGACAAAGTGGAATTAGATACTGATTATGATTACATGGACAGCACCGGTAAAAGTTACGATGCCCAAGTAGGCTGGTTAAATATTAAGTGGCATGACAGTCAGGATAACATACACGAAAATATAGATGAATATTTTGAAGAGTTTGATGAAAACGCAGAATGGGAAAGGGAAAATAGATGAAGCGAATTTTAATTTGTGGCCTACCAGGCTCAGGTAAATCTACATTAGCAAGACGTTTGCAAGAAATACTTGGTAATGCTGTAGTAACAAATGCTGATGAGGTAAGAGAAAAATTTAAAGATTGGGATTTTTCATTAGAAGGCAGAGAGCGACAAATGAAACGTATGCAAGATTATGTTCGTAAAAGTGTTGCAAAAGGAAATTATGGTATTGCAGACTTTGTATGTCCTACTAATGAGCTCAGAGAAAAGTTTATGCCTGAGTATGTTGTCTGGATGAATACTATAGAAGAAGGTAGATTTGAGGATACGAATAAACTGTTTGAAAATCCTACTAAAGATAAAATTAATCTTGAAGTCACTAAAGAGCAATGGTGGTCAGAAGAAGCAATAGATACAATAGCAAGATTACTAGCAGTTGATATAAAGGATTATGAATTTCAGCCTAAATTGCCTGTAACTCAAATGCTTGGAAGATTCCAACCTTGGCATGAAGGACACCAAAAATTGTTTGAAAGGGCATTAGCAAAACATGGGCAAGTAGCAGTTATGGTAAGAGATATGCCTTTAACAGAAGATAATCCTTGGCAAGTAGACGAAATTTGTGAAAAAATAGAAATAGCACTAGCCGAATTTGCTGGAAAGTTTAGAGTTTATAGTGTACCTAATATAATGAATATTACATATGGCAGAGGTGTAGGCTATAAGATTGAAGAAGAAGTTCTTGATGAAGAAACACAAAAAATAAGTGCAACAAAAATCAGAGAACAAATGAGAGATGACGGAGAACTTTAATGATAATTTTAGTTTACGGACTTCCAGGTTGTGGGAAAACTACTCTAGCAAAAAAATTAATTGCACATTCTAATGGAGATTGTGACGTATATCATGCAGACGAAATAAGACAGAAGTTTAATAGAGGAGATCTTTCTATAAATGGTAAGATTAAATTTGCAAAACTTTTAAAAGAACTTGCAGACAGTAGTAATAAGTCTAATCAAATAATAGACTTTGTAGCACCTACAAAAAATATGAGAGAAGTAATTAATGCAGATTTAAATATATGGGTTAATACAAAGGAAATTAGTCCATATAAAAAAACAAATGAAATATTTGATATAGAAAAATATGGTAATGTATATGAATACAACGATCATGAAAGTGATCACATGTCAGATATTTTGCAAATTATACAAGGTTGGAGGTTATGAATACTGATGGTCATCCTGCTTATACGAGGTATCCACACTTGATGGGAAAAAATTATTATGGTGTTGCTGGAGATTATATTAACAGCGAAGATAATTTAAGATTTACACCATGGAAAAAAACATTTGCATTTACACCTAAAATTACTGTAAGTGGTAAAAAAGTTTGGTTTAAGAAAATATATAAAAGGAAAAGATGGCTTAATGTAGAACCACCACAATTTCCTGTAAACAGTTTCAATAAAACGGAATATGCAGAATGGGACGATATATTAAATTTAAAAATGAGGTAAAATATGTACGAATTTACAAGTGAAAGTGTCAGTAGTGGGCACCCTGATAAAATAGCAGACAAAATATCTGATGCCGTAGCAACATATTTAATAGATAAAAATATTAATCACAGAGCGGCAGTAGAAACTTTGGTAACCACAAATATGGTTACACTTGCAGGAGAATATAAAAGCAATAAATTTAATAAAGATGAAATTGAAGATATTGTTAGAGCAATAGTGCAAGATATAGGTTATGAGCAAGACGGATTTCATTGGGAAAGACTAAAAGTTTATAATGAACTACATGGGCAAAGTCCAGATATTGCATTAGGAACAGATGATTTTGGTGCAGGTGACCAAGGACTTATGTTTGGTTATGCATGTAACGAGACACCTAACTACATGCCTAGTGCAATTTTTTATAGCCATGAGATACTTAAAGTATTAGAAGATGAAAGACGTAAAGGAGATACTTTACTTAACTCTTCATGGTTAGGACCAGACAGTAAAGCACAGGTAACCTTTAATTACGACTCTGTTGGCAAACCTATTGATATTAAATCGATTGTTTGTAGTACTCAACATAGTGACGACCTAAGCATAGAAGAGGTCAGACAACGTGTAATAGACATTATATTGCCTGTAGTAATAGAAAAAATAAATCCAAATACTGTATGGCATATAAATCCAACTGGCAGATTTGTAATAGGCGGACCAGATGGTGACACAGGATTGACTGGTAGAAAAATTATTGTTGATACTTATGGAGGTTACGCACCACATGGTGGCGGAGCATTTAGTGGTAAAGATTGTACAAAAGTAGATAGAAGTGCCGCCTACATGGCTAGATATCTAGCAAAAAATGTAGTTGCAAGTAGTAAAGCAGAAAACTGTACAATACAGTTAAGTTATGCTATTGGTATAAAACAACCTACAAGTGTATATGTATATGCAGATGGAAAAGTAAGGCAGGATATTGCAGACGAAATTATTGCTAAAGTTGATCTTACACCTAAAGGTATTATAGATAAGTTCGATTTATTTAATTTAGACTTAACAGAAACAACAAATTATGGACATTTTGGTAAAGCAAGTATGCCATGGGAACAGATAGACTTATGGACATAAAAGATAGTATAAGAACAGTACCAGACTTTCCTGTAGAAGGAATACAGTTTAGAGACATCACAAGCATGTTAGAACGCCCAGAAGCGTTCAACAAAGCATTAATAAGTATGAGTAGTGCATGTATGTCCTTTAATGCTACTAAAATTGTTGCAATAGAAAGCAGAGGGTTTATATTTGGTTCTCCTTTAGCAAGAGATATGGAATTACCGTTAATATTGGCAAGAAAGCCTGGTAAGTTACCTAACCCTACATATCAGAGAAGTTATGAATTAGAATATGGCAAAGCAACGTTGCATATACAACAAAATACAAATTTACAACCTAGTGATAAAATAGTTATAGTTGATGACCTTATTGCTACAGGAGGAACAGCAAGAGCATTAGCAAGTTTAATATCTCAATGTTGGAATATACCTAAAGAAAATATTTTAGTTTTGGCTGTGATAGACTTGCCCGATTTAGGTGGAAGTGCTATAATAAAGGAGCAAGGATTTAATGTGGAAACACTTGTAGAATTTCAAGGAGAATGAAAACTTTAATTATTGGAAATTTTAGAACAGGTAGTTGGTACCTGCACAATAGATATGAGTCACAAGGATTTATGGGACTTGGCGAAATACTTTTTAATTTAGACAATAATGCAGAAGATAAAATAAATAAATTTAAGCAAAGATCAAACGTAGTAGCAAAATTACATCCTAGTCAGTTAGATACAGATAATTTGAATACTTATTATAGGATTTGTGAATTAGCAGATGAAATTATTTATTTACAAAGGCAAGACACAAGACAACAAGTAATCAGTTTTGCAGTAGCAAAAGAACAATTTAACAAAGATGATAAAACACCTTGGTTGAGAAATAGAAAAATATTTGAAAATAATTTATCAGATAAAATACTAGATGATGTATTTGAAAGATTGGATAAAAATAATAATTTGATACATAAAATATACGAAAAATTTCCTAGTAAAGTAATTACACTCGAAAAGGACTTGACCTATGAGCCATATCCTAATAAGTATAATTATAAAGGAAAATGGCAACCGCCTTATAATTTTAAAATGTTAGGACAATAAATGGCTAAAAAACCGCAAATACCATTAAAAGATATTATGTCAGCAATTGACAAAAAAGACAGAAAGTTTTATAATAACTTATCTGAGGAAGGTAAAAAAGCCTTTAGTGCCTGGATGATGATGCGATATTGCAGTAGTGTACAAGGCAGAAATGCGGCAGATTACATTTTTATGACAAATGAATGTGTAAATTATCAGTTTAGTGAAGTAAGTAAACATCCAGAACTACAATGGTTATTATTAAGTGTTTGTGGTGTAGGTTCAGTACAATTTCATCCATATATAAAACCGCCTAACAGCAGAAAGAAAAAAAGTAAAGTATTTGATTTTATATATGAAACTTTTCCGCATATGAAAGCAGAAGATATAAACAACTTAATAGAAATAAACAGCAAAGAAGAATTAAAAGAATTAGCAAAGGCACACGGATACGATGACAAAACTATCAAAGACATCTTCGGAAAGTAACACTTGTAAATGGTGTGGAAAAACTTTCATGAGTGAAAGAACTTTAAGTGCTCATATGTGTGTAAAGAAAAAACGTTGGGCAGATAAAGACTTAACACACATAAGATTAGGCTACAGAGTGTTTCAAATGTTTTATGAACTTAATACTACAGCAAGTAAATCAAAGAGTATGGAAGATTTTATAAAAAGTCAATACTATGAAGGGTTTACAAAGTTTGGTAGAAGTTGTATTGTAAATGAATATTTACAGCCTGAGCAGTTTGCAGAATGGTTAATTAAAGAAGGTAAAAAATTAGCAGACTGGAGTAAGGATAAAATGTATGATGAATACTTATTAACTTATGTAAAAAAAGAACCAGGACTTAAAGCATTAGAAAGAACTATAATTTATTTTAATGAATGGAGTGAAGAATCTGATAATGATTGGCAGGATTATTTTAAAGTGGTTACTCCTGCAAGAGCAGTTCATGATATTAGAAGTGCAAAAGTAAGTCCTTGGGTATTGTATTTAAGTGAAACAGGTGGTGAATTGCTTACAAGATTTAACGATGAGCAGGTTAAAATGATTCAACATGTAATAGATACAACATTTTGGATGAAACATTTTGGACATAATAGAGAAGAAGTATTAGAAATAAAGGAAACATGCGAGGTAGCAGGAATATGAAAGAGTTAATTGAAAAAACGTCACAATGGCATCATGATAGAAACTTAATTGATGGTGCAACAAGTAAAGACCAGGTACTTAAATTGATACAAGAAGTTGGAGAACTTTCAGATAGTGTATGTAAAGGAGAAGATGTAAAAGATGATATAGGAGATTGTCTTGTTATTCTGATCAACATCGCAGAAAGGGAAGGCACAACTTTAGAAGAATGTCTAGCAGTAGCATATGAAGATATTAAAGATAGAAAAGGTCGTATGGTAGACGGAATATTTGTAAAAGAAGAATGAATAAGAAACAAGAATTACTTACAATAACAATGGAAGAGTGCGGAGAACTGGTACAGGCATGTAGTAAACTAATCCGTTTTGAAGACGACAGATGTCCTGAAGATTTAAAAAATTTACAAGATGAAGTTGGTGATTTAATATGTATGATTGAATTATTAAAAAGAGATGGATTTGTAACAGAAGAACAAATACAAGATAGAAAGTTATTAAAGGAACAAAAATTAATGAAGTGGAGTAAGTTATTCAATGAAGTTTGATTTTGATGTAGACATAGATATGGCAAACAGAGATGACTTTCTTAAGTTAGTTAATCACACACCTGCAAGTATTGAAAAAGACGGTAACTTTACTAAACATAATACTGGTGTGTATTTTCAGAATGCTCCAAAGTTTCCTCTACAAGGATACAGCACAGTAGATCATAAAGAAGCAGAGAAAGAAGGTTGGTTTAAAGTAGACTTTTTAAACAACCACATATACACAGGTATTAAAGATGAGGTACATTTAGATAAACTTATTGCAACAGAACCTATGTGGGAACTATTCGAACATAAAGAAGTTGTAGGGCAATTATTTCATATCAGTAATCATTATGATATTATTAAACAACATCCTCCTACAAGTTTAGAACAGTTAGCAATGATACTTGCTATAATAAGACCTGGCAAAAGGCATCTTATTGGTAAAAGTTGGGAGCAAATAGAAGCAGATGTTTGGGTCAAGCCTAATGATAACAGTTACTTCTTTAAAAAGAGCCACAGTTATGGCTATGCTCTAGCAATTATTGTACAATTAAATTTAATTTGCGAAGGTTAATCAGTTTTACGAACTAGTTGAACACCACGTCTTTTAATTCTTTTTCTAATTAAATTCTGCAACGACGTCATAGGTCCAAATAAAACTTCTACATCTTTCATTACAAATGTAGATAAGAATGGAATAAATTCTTTCATTTCATGGTTTAAGAAAATATCTATAGGCAGTTGTCTATTACTTTCCCACCACCACATATCACCATATTCTAAAAATTTCTTTTTAACTTCTAATGATGGCATTTTACTTATATCATAAAAAGTACATATAGAATTGTCGTGATTAACTACTATTCCAACATATTCATTACCTGCGTAGGTAATACCTGTAAGGAATGGGTAACGTTCTTCTGCCTCTGATATAAGTTTTTCTTTCTCCACAACTTTATTTATGTTTCATAATGATAAATACTACAATATAAAGAGTTAAAAACTTATGAGTTACGGAGATCACAAATTATTTTTATACGACGAGGTAGTTGATCTTGTGATCGACTCGGACAGTTTATATGTGGATAACAGACCTATGAATAATAAAAGACTAACAGCACATAAAGGATTATCTAATGAGTTAATCTTTAATATAAGAAATAAAGACAGAAAATTACAAAATGTAAATTCAGATGTTTTAAGAGGAACTATGTTTCATCCTTCTACTGGAAAAAGAATATTTTCCAGAGTATTAGAGCATACAGGAAGTGTAGGGCAAGTAAAACTTAATATGGCAGAAGGAGATTTAACAAATCTAGAACAAGGGCTATACCAATTATATATTTCTAGAGAAACTTCAGAAAACATTCAGTTACCTGTATTTGCAGATCAAAATAATAATATTAAATTTGATATACAAGTTTTAGATCAAACAATGAAAACACCAGTAGATACTCAGACATCAAATGTAAGTCAGTTTATGCAAGTTACAAATACAAACAATGGTGATGAAGGAAATGTATTTGTTACATCAGCATTAAAAGGTAACCAAGCAAGGAACTTTAGTTCTTGTTTACATAGTATTGCGATACATCCTAATGCATACACAGGAACTATTAATATCCAGGCAAGTTGTGTAGAAAATACACCTGATACTGCAAATAATAGTACTGATTGGTTTGAGGTAAGTAATATTTCATTAACATCTAACTCAACAATTTACCATAATACATTCCAAGTAAATGCTAATTATATCAGAGTAATGAGCGAACCAACAGCAGGAAATATTTCTTTAGTGCAACTAAGAAACTAATTGACTTTTTTACATATATCGTGTATAATTAATGCATGGATATAGACTTTTTAGTAGAAAAGGTGCATCGTCTCCTTTTGGATAATCTTCCAATACGAACTAATAAAACTCCTAGTGGCTGGAACACTATGGATTGTCCTATGTGTTCTGATAAAAGGAAACGTGGAGGATTAATTACTACAGGTGCAAAAATATCCTATAACTGCTTTAACTGTGGATTTACAACTGGGTGGGAGCCTAATCCTACATTAGGTAAAAAATATAAAGATCTAGCAACAACTTTAGGTGCAGATCAACAAGACATTCACAAAGTAACAATAGAGTTACTGAAATATGCTGAAGAATTAGAAACAGAGAGTACTAACGATTATGTTTATAATTTACAAAAGTTTAATAAAATAGAATTACCAGATAATGTTATGGCAGTAGATGATTTAGAAGAGTCACATGCTGTTAAACAGTATGCGAAACAAAGAGGACTACTTGGTCTATATCCACTGCTATACTTTAATGACAGGTTATACAAGCAGAGATTAGTGGTCCCCTTTACCTATAATAGTGAGCTTGTAGGCTGGACTGGAAGGCATATAAGCCCTCCTAACAAACAAACGCCCAAGTACTTACATAATATGCAACCTGGATATGTTTTTAACATTGATAGATTTGCAGATAGCAAAAGAGAAATTGTTATTGTTACTGAAGGTGTTTTTGATGCAATATTAATTGATGGTATTGCAATACAAGGTAATAGTGTAGGTCCTGAACAAGCACATTTAATTGAAAAACTAGGTAAAAGAATTATTGTGTGCCCAGATAAAGATGAAGCAGGTATAGAACTAATGTTGCAGGCCGCTGAACTAGGGTGGGAAGTAAGTTTCCCGCCTTGGCATGTTGATTGTAAAGATGCCGCAGACGCTGTACAACGTTATGGTAGAATGGCAACTGTAAGCAGTATTATAAAACATGCAACAAACAATAAACTTAAAATAGAAGTAAAGGCAAAGATGATATGAAAATATATGTAAATGGTTGCAGTTTTAGTCATGGACATAAAGACTTTGTTATAAAAAATGGAAAGTCAGACATATCGCCAGATTGGGTGTGGCCAATGCTTTTAAAAAACAACTTTCAAGATGTTGTATCAGAAGCATACAGAGGTTCTAGCAATCATAGAATAATAAGGCGTAGTATGGAATATTTAGAAAATATAAATGATCCAGAAAATTGGACTGTTATTATACAATTTGCCAGTTTAGAAAGGCAAGAATATTATGATGAGGATTTACAATGTTGGATAGGACTTGTTGCAGACAGTCCTTGTATAGATGATATGTCCCCCAGAATAGGTAATGAATTTTTAGATGATAAAACGTCATACAAGGCTTTTAAAAGTAATTGTGGATTAGTAAATAATAATATTAGTATAATGACAGATCTAATATTACAAATTTTAGCATTTCAAAATTTTTGCAATACAAAAGGATTTAAAAATGTTTACTATACAGGTCAAAGCAAAACAACTTTGATTAGTCATTATTTACAGCACAAGACATGGTTAGATGAATTTATGAATTTAAAAAAACTTGCATGTAATATAGATACATCAAATTTTTTATTACCTGTATCACATATTGCTGTAGGACATGAGGAAGGTCCAGATGATGGCCATCCAAACGAAGTAGGACATCAGTTGTTCGCAAGATATATATTAAATGAGATAGAAAATTATGAGTGATTTACAAAATTACAACGAAGAAACACAAGAACTGTTTTTAAAGTTTTTGTTAAGTGATAATGATTTGTTTGCTAGATGCCAAAACATTGTGAAGCCTGAATATTTTAATATGAAATACAGGGCTGTGGTAAAATTATTTCAAAGTCATGCAACAGATTTTAATAGTATTCCTACGCCTGAGCAAGTAAGTGCGGCGTCTGGTATAGCATTAGAACCTATTCCAAATGTAACTGCAGACCATCATGAATGGTTTTTAAAAGAGTTTGAAGTATTTTGCAGACATAAAGCATTGGAAATGGCCATAATTGAAAGTACTGATTTATTAGAAAAGCAAGAGTATGGTATTGTTGAAAATAAAATTAAAGATGCAAGTCAGGTTGGACTTGTAAAGGATTTAGGATTAGATTACTTTGAAAATCCTAAAGAAAGATTACAATGGATAAAAGATCAATCTGGAGCAGTAAGTACAGGCTGGAAAGGAATAGATCACAAACTGTATGGCGGTATGAACAGAGGTGAAATGACAATTTTTGCTGGTGGTTCTGGTGCAGGTAAAAGTTTATTTTTACAAAACTTTGCAGTTAATTGGGCATTAGCAGGATTTAATGTTGTTTATATTAGTTTAGAGTTGAGTGAACAATTGATTAGTATGCGACTTGATAGCATGGTTAGTGGCTATGGCACAAAAGAGATAATGAAAAACATGGAAGATGTAGATTTAAAAGTGCGTATGAAATCCAAAGGTGCTGGTAGACTTAGAGTAAAAGCGATGCCTAATGGTGTTAATGTAAATGACATAAGAGTATTTTTAAGAGAATATGAAATATCTTGTGGTGAAAAGGTTGATTGTTTGCTGGTAGATTATTTGGATTTAATGATGCCTATTAGTGCAAAAGTAAGTGGCAGTGATTTGTTTATTAAAGACAAATATGTATCTGAAGAGTTGCGTAATTTAGCAGTAGAAAGAGACTTATTATTTGTTACTGCATCGCAGTTAAACAGAGGTGCTGTAGAGGAAATAGAGTTTGATCATCATCACATAGCAGGTGGTATTAGTAAAGTACAAACAGCAGATAATGTTGTGGGTATTTTTACAAGTAATGCTATGCGAGAAAAAGGCAGATATCAAATACAGTTTATGAAAACACGTTCTAGTAGTGGTGTAGGTACAAAAGTAGATTTAAGATTTGATCCTGATACATTAAGGATAGAAGACTTACAAGATGGCGATGAAGATGCAATGACAATGACTACAAGTAGTTTAGTTGATCAACTTAAACGCAATAACAGTATAAAAGCAGAAGAGCCTGAAGCACAAGATGTTATCTCAGGTGCAATGAATATGAGAGAGTTCTTTAAAAAGAATGATCAATAAAATGATAAATAGCATTATATATTTTTATTGGAGACATTGTGCGTAAAACACGAAGTATATTAGAAGAACTAAATCAAATATCTGTAGACAGAGACAGAGATCATGTTGTATCTAATAGAGGTGAGCATGTTATTGCAAGTGCAATCAGTTTATTGGAACAAATAGACAGTAATTATGATCCTGCTACTGCTAAAGATCTACAAAATAGATTAGTTAATAGTATAAAAAGCAGAGATGGTAAAAAGTTCTCCAGAGGTATTGGTAAAATAATCAAAGAAGCCCAAAAAGAGAACAAAAATGCTGATTGAAGAAGTAGTAGAACTTAAAGAGTGGAGTACATACGATCCATCTAAAGTCAAATCTGTAAAATATAATGGCGTAGACTATGACTGGAATGCAACCAGCAAAACTTTCACGAATAAAAACACAGGTCAAACTGTACCCAAAACAGATATATTATTTAAACGACTTATAGATGATACTGTAAACAAAGTTGCAATACCAAAAAGAGCAGGTATTGGAACAAAAATAGGTAAAGCACTTGGAATGACAGGTGTGGGACAAAGTGTCAGAGGCGGACAGCCTGGTGGTGTTGCCAAAAAAACTTTAGGTATGACTGGCTCAATTGTAGGTAGAGCGATGGACAATGTTGCAAACACAGTTGCTGGTGGTATTCAAAACTTTAGAAAAGGCCGTAAAGATCAACAGGATAAAAACAGACGTGATGCTGAAGCACCTGAAAATAACATTGATGCATTTAATTTTACACAACAAACAAGATTAAAAAAAGGTGATAAAGATCCAAGAGAATTTACCAGAGACCCCTCTCCTACACAATTAACAAAAGATAAAAGATTTAAAAATCCTAATTTTAATAAAACAGTTGGAGTAGATGCTGTCGCTTTAGATTGGGAAAGTGTACGTGATGGAAAAACTAAAACTGTACAACCTAAAAAACCTGCAACAGTAATAGCACCTAATAACTATATGATGGGAGTACCTAGTTTTCAGTTTACTCCTACTAATCCTCAAGACCAAAATAAAAATAATCCTGAAGACGATTATGAGAACTTGAAAAAAAGAGTACAAGCAGGTAACTTAACTTCAGATGAAGCAAACCAAATTGTACAAATTGCAAACGACGGAAGAATGCATCTTAATAAAGCATTTAGAATCTGGCAACAACAAAAAATTCAGCCTGATATAGACAAAGCAAGAAATCAAAAACAGCCAATTAGAACTAATGCCTAACCATTATGAGATATGCAGATTTATCAGAAAGTTTTTTAAGGCAAATAATACTTGAAGCAGAAGGTAAAAATACTCACCTTGAACATTTAGAGGATAATATTTTTAATAAAGGCTTTCAGGGAGCCAAAGATGCAGTAAACTATCTATACAGTTTACACGAAATGCTGGAAGGAAATACAAAAACACCAATAAGCATGACAACAAAATGGGACGGTGCACCAGCCGTTGTGGCAGGTAAAGATCCAGAAACAGGTAAATTTTTTGTAGGAACTAAAGGTGTATTTGCACAAAAGCCTAAAATAAATTTTACAGATAAGGATATAGAAGAAAATCATCCATCAGAAGGATTGCAAGAAAAATTAAAAACTGCATTGAGAAATTTAAGGAAACTTAATTGGAATACAGTTGCACAAGGTGATATGCTTTATAGTAAAAGCGATTTAGAAACAAAAACTATTAATGGAGAGGAAGTATTAATTTTTAAGCCTAATACAATAGTTTATGCAGTACCAACAGATAGTGATTTAGCAAAACAAATTAGCAGTTCTGATATGGGTATTGTTTGGCATACAGAGTATGTAGGTGGACCTACATTAGCAGATACCCAAGCAAAGTTTGGATTTAATAGCAGTGAACTAGGAAGTACTCCTAGTGTATGGCACAGAGACGCAATAATAAAAGATTTTAGTGGTACTGTTACATTTACACAAGAAGAAAGTGATAATGTAATGAGTGCTATTAGTGAAGCAGATAACTATTTAAAAAGTATTGATTCTGAAACATTTGGTTGGCTAGAAAAAGGAAACGATCTAATAGGTAAAGACTTTTTACAACAATTAAAGGCTCATGTAAATAATAACATCAGAGCAGGAGCATTTGACGAGCCTACGAAATTTGCACAAGGGTTTGTACAAAAGTATATAGATTTCATGCAAAAGAAAATAGACGGTTATAAGACAGAAAAGAAACAAGAAGAAATGACTGAAAAATTAGTACAGGGTGTTAAGTTTATTAAAGAACATGTTCCTGGTATTGTTGCTGTTTATGATTTGTATTTAAAACTTATTGAAGCAAAGATAAGGATAGTTAAAAAGTTAGAAACAATTAGACAGTTACCTACATTTAAAGAAACAGACAACGGTTATGAAGTGACAGGCGAAGAAGGATTTGTTGCTGTAGACAGAATGGGTAATGCATTAAAACTAGTAGATAGACTGGAGTTTAGCAGACTAAACTTTGGAACAGGAATACCAGGCAAATAAAATGGACTTTAAATTAATAGATAAAGAAATATCAGAAGCAAGGTTGTATAGAACTACATCAGGCTTCAATCAACTTACTGGTGAGTCTGTAGCAGAATTATTATATTTAAATACTCTAATAACTTTTTTAATGTATAAAGATGATAAACAACATGATTTTGCAAAGTCTTATGCAAAACAAAGCACACAATATGGAAAATATACACTATTTAGAAGTCATGCAACAGATTTATATTTGTTAGCATATTTGGTATCTAATCCTGACAGCAAAAGTATTAAACTAAGAAATAAACTCAGCAGTAAAAAACATTTAGATAGCCTTAAGTTTGATAAGAAAACACATTGGCAATTTATGTTTAAGTTAGCAAATGATAGAATAACAGATACTGTGGCAAGTCCATATCTGTTTAGATTGGAAAGCCAACTAAAGATTAAAAAATCCATGTACAAGCAATGGCGTAGATTAATAATGGATTGGGAAAATTTAAGATATATACAAAGGCAGAGCGTTACAACCAGAATAGTACAGGAGTTAAGACGTTTAGGCAGAGGCAGTGAGTTAATGACACCTATGACTAGTATGCTTAAATACAAAAAATACAGAGTAAGAGACAAGGTTACTAAAACAGATCCAATGAAGAGATTGGGTGGTACTGTGGCAGGAGCAGTTGCAGGTCGTTATGCGGGTAAAAAGATTGCACAAAAACTAAATAAGAATGTAGATAAATATAAGAAAGCAGGAACAGGACTTGGCGCAATAGCAGGTTATTGGGCAAGTGGAAGGCAAAGACAAAAATGAAAATAAACGACATATTAAGTGAAGCACCAGCAGTAGGATCAGGTCCTAGTGCCGCAATGGCACGAGGTTCAGAAGAAGTTAGAGCTGACTTAGAATTTGCTACACTTAAAAAGTTTAGTCCAAAATTTGCAAATGAATTTAAACAAAAGTTCCAATTATTAGGTAAATCCAGTGTTGATGCGGCTTATCAGGCGGCGGCTGAATCAAACCCTGCTTTTGGTTTGTCAGTTGCAGATGCAAAAGGAATAGCCAGTGCAGAACATGGCTCCGCAGATTATAATTCCAAGATGAATGCATTTATATCTGCTATGCCAGACAAATATAAAAGTGTTAAAAAACAATTTAGAAAAATAGATACACCAGCATTATCCAAAGCGGCGGCTGGCCAAAGAGGCTGGAGCGATGAAACACATGGCCATTTAAGAAAGGGTACACAAGACTTCTTAAAGAAAATGAAGGTGGCTGGGCAAGACAAAATGGCAGATATCAAAGGCGGTTGGGATATTGGTGCTAAATTAGGTACTTTCTTAAGCAAACCTGTTGGTGTTAGCAGAGTCAAACGTAATTAACGCCATTCACTAGAAAAAAATATTCCAAATCAGATAAATAATGGTAACGCATAGATTTCTATGCATAACAATTTAGGAGAAACCAAATGGCACAAACAAAAGGAAACGGAGCCGGTGTTGCTGAATTTGTAACAGGAAGTCTTATTTCAAGACACAACCTAGCGGCAATTTTAGTTGATACGGGTGCAGATTTAAGAACAGAAGATGATGCAACTGGTGAAGCAGTTGAAAAAGCATTACAAATGATTCAACCATTAATGTACGAAGTAACAGACGACAACAGTGGTAAAATTCATTGTATCGTTGACGGAAGTCAGTTAGATGCGGCATCTTTACAAATCCAACTAAGAGCAATTGGCACATCAGCAGTTAATAGTTATAACTTTGCAACAGCAACAGTAACTTTAGGTACTGGTATGGTAGTTAGTTAAGTTTAAACTTAATATAAAGAAGGGCATTTTACATGCCCTTTTTTTATGGAAAAATGATAAATAAAGTTAAAGCAGTAATTAATTACTGCAAAAATTTAGGAGAATTACAATGGCACAAACGGATAGAAGAGCAGTAGCGGCAGGTGAGTTTATTGGTAAAGATGTATTCCTTAAGAGTTTTACTCAACAATCAGGTAACATTTCACAGACTCAACTAGACGCACTAGTTAGCTCAGTAACAAATTTAAATCTAACAGTTTTAAAAATTGGTGATATCACTATAGGTGGTCAAGCAGTTGTTAGAATGATAGTAGAAGGTGCGGATAACCTAGCAAACGGTGACATAGCAGGTCACGTTATTGCAGACGTCACATTCTAAGTTAATTTAAACTTATTTAAAAATCCTCACTAGTTGGGGATTTTTTTTGGCTGAAAAAAAGATAAATACATGTAAGACTACTGCAATAAGCAGTAGAGTAACATAGGAGAATAACATGGCACAAACTAAAGTAAATCCTGTATATGTAAATGAAGAAAAGTTTTTTATAGGTTTAAAGCCAACATTTTTTGAAGTAACATTTGGAGCGGCCGTAAACGCAAAAACTGGACCTTCAAGTACAATACAAACAGTTATACATGCTATTTTAAATGAAAATCTTTCAATCCTAGGCATGAGTGCATTGTATGACACAAATCAAACAATAGCATTTATGGTTGACGGTGAGAAAGGTACTGACACATATGACGGATCAAACAGTGAAACCTTAGCGGCTCACTTAGAAGACGTTATTATAGCATTAGGCACAGTTGATGGAATCAACTTAGCAAGTGCTACATGTACAGCAAAAACATTTGCATTAGCATAAACTTATCTTAGTTGAAAAGACCACCCTAGGGTGGTTTTTTCTTGAGTACAATTTCTGACGATCATTTTAACAAAGTCGATAAATAGTAGATACAGACACAGAATATGGAGATATTATGGTAACAGGAGAAAGAAGTGGAGCAATGGGAAGTTCGGAAGTTGTTTCCGGCAATATAGAATTTTATACTTTGTTTACCACTATTAACATTACAAGCACAGGAGATTTTTCAGATAATACACAGAAAGACTTTGAAAGTGTAGTACAAGTGATAGGGTTAAGAGCACAACCAGTTGTTATGAATAATCCAGTTTCACTAAATGGAGTAGGAGCTCAGGTACTAGAAAATTATGGTGCACCAACACTAACAGGAGCAGGTTATATTTTTAAATTTGCTTTTGAAAGAGAAGGAGTCCATTCCATAGATACACTTAAAAATGAATTAAATGGAATAGTACTTAACGGTGGTACAATAGATACTACAAGTACAGTAAATATGGAATTTAGTAAACAAGATTTATTATAGAGTAAAACATGCCTAAAAAGAACGAACCAGAATTAACACCTAAGCCTTATGTAGAAAGTGGTAATATAGAAGCACATATAATTGCAGACATGCTTCGTATAGAATCAATATCATCAGAATTAAAAGAATTTAAAGAAGTTACAAAAGAAAGATTAAACAAACTAGAGAGTTGGATAATTGCTATTGTAGGATTAACCTTTACGACATTGGTTACTACAGTAGTTGGATTATTAATGAAAATGCTATGAGATTAGAAGAATTTACAGATGAGCCTATTATAGAAGCCAGAATGGTTTGGCGTAAAATGGGTAACACAGTAAAACGTGCTATCAGATGTACAAGTGGTAGACGCAAAGGTAGAGTAGTGAGTAATCCTAGTCAATGCAATAAGCCTATAGATTTTAGAAAACGTTTAACAATGAAGAAAACAAAAGCAAGATTGGGTGCAAGAATGTCTAGACGAGCACAAAGAACTAAACGTTTTAATATACAAAGCAAAAGAGTAAAAGCACTTAATAAGAGAAGATAATGAAGTTTAAAGATGTTAAAACTTTAGAACATTTATTAAAAGAGTATGGTGCATCTTCAGGTGGAGGTGCAGTAGGTGGTGGTGGACACGGTGCTAGTGCAAAAGCAAATAAGTCTAAAAAATCTATAGCAAGTGGACCAGATGTTAGTACTGCATCTCCAACTGTAACAGGACAACCTGCACAAAAACCTCAACAAGCAAAGCCAAGTACTAATCAAGTAAAAGCAAAAGATTTACAAGACGGCGATATGGTTGTCAGCAAAGATGGTAAAACGGCAGAAGTATATTCTAAAGTAGGGCAAGGAAACAATCCTAGTGCATTAATTACAAAAGACAAACAAGGCAATCTAGCAGAAATACCAAAAGACGAAACAGTAGATGCTATACAACCAAATAAACCAGGAGAGTTAGATACCATACCTGATGAAAAAGAAAGAACAAGTTTCAAAGATAGAATTAAGCAAGGAATGGCATTAGGAAATAAAATTGCTGGTGTAGATGAAGGTAAGTTAGGTAAACTTGCTAAAGGCAAAGGTAGAAAATTACAAATTAGAAAATTAAAAGGTAAAATTAAAAGACTTGCTAAATCAAAATTAAAAGAAGCAAATCCAAAATTATTTGAAATAAACTTTAACAGAAAAAGTGTAGCAAGAGAAGCCTTAGATACTCCAGTAAAATGTGGTTTTGAAGCAGAAACATTTTTCTATAATGTTGAAGGTGGCAATAGTTCTCATGTTGATGATATGAGTATCGGAGACATTGAGTACGAATACGGTGACTTACCAGATAGTGCATATGAAGATTATAGATCATGGTTATATGATAAAGGACAAGAAGATTATTTAGACGACCTAGTAGCAGATAAAATTCAGGAAGTTAAAGAAGATGAAGACTGGCTAGATGAGTTTATAGATAGTAGCTCAGGTCCAAGTTCAGAAGCAATAGAAAGATATAAAGACGATTTCCAAGACGCCGATCCCAAAGAATACGAAAACCGTGAAGAAGATGGTTGGACTTATATAAACTGGGTAAGAGAATATGTTGAAGAAGAATACGAAGATGAATACCATGAATGGTTAGATGGTGCGGTTAGAGAAGATTACAATTTAGATGATGAAGCCACAGAGGCCGCTGAACAAGACTACAGTATGGACGATTGGGTATATGACAACTATAGTTATATGAGTGATTTCCTAAATGATTATGGTTATGAATATAGTGATGGAGGCGGAGATGTTGAACAAGTTGCCTCAGAATTACATACTTGGGCTGAGAACAACAGTAAATTTACGGACTTTCCGGAATCAGGGGATTACGGTGATACTTATACCACAACTGCTTGGGCTGTGGAAAAAGATAGCAGTATCGAACCTGATGAAGGTACTGGTGCAGAACTTATATCACCGGTATTTGATAGTCCCAGAAAAATGCTTTCTGAAATGAAAAGTTTATTTGACTGGAGTGAAGAAAACTTTGGAACAAATAATTCAACAGGACTTCACGTTACTATGAGTTGGAACGGTGAACCAGATGCACCTGTGGATGAGAACGGTAGAAGGGAAGGCCAAGAACTTAACAAATTAAAAATGGCATTACTGTTAGGTGACCCGTACTTACTAGCAGAATTTGGTAGACTTAGAAACAGTTATACAAAAAGCCAATATAATAATATATTAAAATATGCCGAAGGTATGAAACGTGGAGATGCTAACAGTTTGGAAGAGTTTGAAAAAATGTTATCAAAAGGAATAGATACAGGTAAATTTAATACTATCCACTTTAAGGATGATAAGGACAGAGACTCAAATAATAAACTTATAGAGTTTAGAATAGCCGGTGGTGCAGATTACAATGAAATGTATGAAAAAGTTGTAAAAGCAGTTGTGCGATATGCTACTGTGATGAAAGCAGGATATGATAAAAATGCATACAGAGATGATTATGTTAATGCAGTATTTAGGTTATTGCGTAAATCACAGGAAATAGATCCTAAAAAATTAAAAGATTTAGAAGTTGTTAATCATCCTATAATAGATTCAGCAAAAGAAATAGTTGGTAAAAAGGATTACTTTGATGTTGTAAGGTATTTAAGTAATAGTGTGGAATACTATAACGAGTATAAAAACTTATCTGATCCAGATGCAGATAAAAAATGGAAACAAAGTATAAAAGATTATAAAAAAGGCACTGGCAGAGATCCAAGTTGGGTGGGCGAAGCAGAAGAAGGCGAATCAATAACTGGTTACATAGAGCCAAGTAGCATGCCACCAAGTAAGAGGGCAGAAGGCAGATTCCAAAAATCACAAGAGAGTTTTATTAATGCTGTTGTAATTTTGTCTAGAGATATAGCAGATGGTATTACTAGAGGCTCTGTAAGAGCTAAAGACATTAGTATATTTAGAGATTATTCCAAACAATTAGAATTAGACGATAAAAAATTACAAGGATTGGCCTTAAGGCAATTAAACGACCAAAACTACAACGGTACAGATAAAGAAAATATAGCAAGACTTAAAAAAGGAATAGATACTTTATTTAAAAGGGATATAATACAAGAGCCAGGATTTATGTCCCATCAGGATGTAGATGTAATATTAAAACAATTATGGCAATTCTTCCAAACAGATGATAGTGATGATTATCATAAAAGAGTTGAATTAGCAGATTTGCTAATAGGTGCAAATCCAAATATGGCAGGTCTTGGAAACAATAAAGATGATGATGAAAAGCATGGCCTAGTAATGGATTTTTTACAAGAAATTTCTCATACAAGACAATTAAATACTTTTGTTGCTAAACTCAGAGGATCAGGTTACGGTAATTATATTACACCAATTGAATCTGGTAAAATGACAAATCAAGATGAAGTAGAAAGTCTTAAGAAATTTTTAGAGCCTTATGGAGGATATGATCATCCTACAAGTAAGGATCATCATATAAACATCAAAAGTGATGACAAGTATGAAGATGTAGCAAAAAGTTCTCTAATACAAAAATGTAGAACTAGATTAGACTATATAAAAGATCTACAAAACAGTGAACCAGAAAAGTATCAAAAAATTAAAACTAAACTAATAAAAATAGGTGAGACTCTTGTAGATACTATAGTTGCACCTGAAGATGGAGAAGGCATAGAAGGTGCTGATATTACTGATAAAGATGGAACAAATATAAGTGGATTTATAAAAGATCAATATAATAGGCAAGATAGTTGGTGTCTTAATTTACATCGTAGGGATTGGAATAATACAAAGGATTTTCTAGCCAAATCAGGAGATAAAGACGACGACACATATAATTTTACTTCAGCATATGACGATTATGTTGTAAGAAATCCATTTAGTATGGTTTTAGATTATTATAAAAGTAAAAGTGACTTCGCTAATATACATAAAAATTCAGAAGTTAAAAAGATTGTTAAAAATAACTTTGCAGGCTTTAAAAAGTTTTTTAATGAGTTTGATAAAATATTTACATCAGAAGGATTTACAGATCTTAAAGCAGAGATATCAGATAAAGACAGATACGATAAACGTAACAAAGACTTTGAAAAAAATGTTAGAGATAATGCTAAAGCCAAGTTAAATATTCCTAGTCATAGTTTTATATATTTCGATAAAGATTTTTGGGAAACACTCACAGACAATAGTTATGCTGACAGAGGGCCATGGCTAGATAATAATTTAGATCATTTTGGAGATGACCTTAACAAAGAAGGTAAAATTTATGTTATACCTTCAGCACATTGGTCACAGGCCGACGATGCATTTAATGGTTTGGATCTTATAAAGAATTTTGAAAATGCTAAAAATTATTTTCATACATGGCGTAGAATAGGATATAATAAAATACTCAGCAAGTTCATGGCCAAATATAATGTATCTTTTGAAAATCTTACAGATAGACAAGGTAAGTATATGTCTCAACCTGATAATATGGAATCAACTTTAAGTGATTTTGCTATTGAGGTTACACATAAAGGTGATAGCAGATCCGGTGCGCCTGGGCAAGAAGATTTAGTTCCAACAGAAGATTTAGAAAATCCAAACAGTGGTGAGCCAATTAATAGAGGTTCTGCAATGATGTGGGATCAGAGTACAGACGATGCAGAGAAAAAACGTTTTGATGCATTTGATTGGGGATTGTATCCAACAAAAATGAAAGATGTTGTTGCTAAAGAAATGGAAAACGAATCTAGTTTCCAACTGGCATTACAAAATGTACTACAGAAAGTTCTTGATAATAAAGTAGATATAGATCAAAATGATTTAGGCTTGCCTGATGAAAAAATTATGTATGCGGCTGGTGTAGATGGTAGCGAGTTAGAAGGTAAAGCATCAAATACTATATCACAGAAAGCAAATTGGACTAACCTAGCAGATTATTTAAAATTAGAACGTGGTGTAAATGATCAGGGTGTAAACTTACTTAAAAAAGTACACAGTCAGTATGACAGTGACGGCCAAAAATATAGAACAAAAGACGATAATATTACTGTGGGAATGGAAAGATGGCTATTGGCTGTAAAAGATGCTATTAAATATATAGAAACAAATTATAAAGTTAGTGGCGGTAACTATTTTAGAGATGGCGATGATGTAAGTGATGTACATAGTTCAACAACAGACCACGAAAGCGGAGTTGCAATAGAAGATTACGATGAAATGCGTAGTAAATATTTTAATTTTAATGCTATGATGATGAATGGTATGCAAAATTATTTAGTACAAACAGATGTAAACAGACTGGTAGGATTCCTTAAAAATCCAGACAATGATGAAGAATTTAAAAAGGATGTTTTACAAAGCATGATGAGAGAAAGAGAATTAGGAATGGAACCAAATGACTTCCAAGGTGCATTAGCCAGGGGTAGAATGTATTCTCAACGTCAAAGAGAAAGTGTGTTTAATAGATTTGAAAATTTGCCTTTAGAGGAACAATTAACAATTATATCTAAATCTAAAGTATTAGAAAATTTAAGTAAAAAAAGCGAAGGTCCATCTAGTGATGCTTTGCCAGACAATAGTATTCCTTATCTGCTTAATAAACTACTTGCTGAGCCTATGAAGGCAGGAGATCTTAGAAAGCAAATGGATGCATATTGGGCCTTACCAGTACCTCAAATGCTATCAGATTTTAGAGCCGTAAGAGCACAAGGCGGCAAAGAAGCAGATTGCAGAAATATTTTGAAGCAGTATATTAATTCACAACTAGATCCACAAATTAAAAAGCATGTAAAACTTGTAGAAAATAAAGATGATGTAATTGATAGAATAAAAGGACTACCAGATGAAGATAAGCAAACAGACAAAGTAGTTCAATATATAGAACAATTATTAGATGATATGGGAGTAGGTGGTAGATTAGCCAGTTTGACATCTAATTTAGAAGATATAGATGACGAGGAAGTTAAAAAATCTAATGTAAAACTTGCTAAAATAATTTCAAGTATAGAAATGACACCATTAGAAAGAGCACAACTGTTTGCAAGTTGGAAACAAGATAAATTAATAGATGTTAAAAAATTACTTTCAGGTAATGGGCAAACATTTAGTGAAGTATTTAAAGGGTATGGAGACGAAATTTATATGACAGAACTTATAGACGATTTAGCGGATGTAGATTCATATGGTATAGGTGCAGGAGAGTTTTTACTTGCAGTATTAAGTCAGAAAATAAAAGGTATTGGTTCAACAGGCGGTTCAGGAGATTTACTAATAGATGGTAGAAATGTAGAAGTAAAAACAAAAACAAGCCGAAATGCTCGTTTTAAAGACTGGCATGTACAACCTGACCAAACATGGGCAAGTAAAGTAGAAAAATTTAAACAAGACTTTGCAGACATAGATGAGGTTTCAGGTGCGGCAACAACAGGAATGAACTCTACGCAATTAAGTGCTATGTTAAAAAATCCTGTATTGCAACAAAATCCTGAAAGGAAGAAACAAGCATTATTAAGTATTATGGCTATATTTAAAGCAACTAATACTAACTTATCGTCAGCACAATATAAAGAATTAGTAAATTTATTAGATGCAGGAGATGACTCAGCATTTAAACAAAAATATGGTGCATATAATATACTTAACTATTTAAATATTAAACGTAGTGATGGGGAATTAGAGGGTATATTATTCATGAATAAGAAAACTAAAACAGTTCATTATGTTAAAGATTTAAATGACATACAAAATTTAGCATTAGAGGTAGGAACAATTTATCCTATTAGTACAAATAGTATATATCCTTATCCTCAAATAGGAGTCAAATAATGCATATTAGAGAAGTTTTCGATAACATGGACAGAAATACAAAATTAATGAGAGACCTTGAACAACAGGAAATCGATAAGAAAAATTTAAAAACACCAGAAGAGATTAAAAAATATATTATAGGCCTCAAACTTGCAGGTTTAGTTCAATACAAAGAAGATATTATTACATTATTTAAATATTTTGGATTACCAATCAAATTGAATGCAGAAGCCGGTGGCGGTGGCGGTGGCGGTGCCGGAGGTGGTGCTGGTGGCGGTGCTGGTGGCTCAGGAGGAGCCGGTGCTGGTGCAGGAGCAAGTTCAGGCGGTGACGGTGGTTCAGCAAGTTCAAGTGGAGACAGCGGGTCTGCAGATGGTGGTAGTTCAGGAGATAGTTCTACTTCATCATCCGCTGATTCCACACCTACACCTGTAAGCAGAGGGTATGCATTTTTAGGAAGTATGTCGCCTTACAAAAAGAAAAAGAAGAAAAAGAAAAAAAGTAAGAAAAACTTTGATTTCGGTAAAGGCGTCTACTAAAAATGAAATTATTTGAACTGGAAGACAGACCTGAATTGGATAAAGTGTTTCCCAGAAGCATAATGCCACAAGTCAGAAAAAATAACCTTGAAGATTCTGGTTATGAGTTTGAAAAGAAAAAAATAAAATTAAGTAAAATTAAACCTGTACAAGATCAAAGAGTACAGGGTATGCATGATAGAGCATTAAAAGGATTTCAAGACGGCAGTATTAGGCCTATAATTATAGACAAACATAATTATATTGTTAATGGGCATCACAGATACGATGTTGCCAGAAGTTTAGATTTAGATAAAGTAAAAGTTCTTAAAGTAGATGCAACAATAGAAGAACTAATAGATCATTATAGTGATAAAACTAGTGATGCTCCCACAATAGAACAACAACTTAAATCAAAGTTACAGCAAAAACTTAAAGAAATTCATAGTGCTAAACCATATGATAATATGGACGACAATGGATTAATAAAATTTAGATATGAAGATGCAACATCTGATCCACAGCCATTTGGAGAAGATGCACATTTAAAATTAGCACCTATACCAGGAATATCCAGAAATGAAGTATATGATAATGGAGTTTCTAGACATATATTCCTTATGAATAATAAAGAACCTATATTTTTACTTACTATAAAAAAACAATTGGACGGTTGGGTTACAACAAATGTAGTTACTCACAGTAATTACAGAGGAAAAGGATTTGCTGTGCCTGTTTACTTAGCAGTTAGTAAAGCATATGGAGAACCACTTTATAGTTTTGGAACACAGAGTCCTGGAGGACATAAAATTTGGCAAAATCTTGCAAAACAACATCCAAAAAGAGTAACTGGATATGATACAGTATCTAAACAAGAGGTTCCATTCGCTGATGTTTTTGATGGAAAGGTAGCCACTAGAGCAAAACTACTACCAGAAAGTATTCAACGAAGAGATTGCTATGAGGCGGCAGTAAAACAAATGTTAGAGTATGCTAAAGAAAATCCTGCTATGGTAAACTCATTAAGCCTTGTTCATGGATATGTAACCGGCCAAGCCAGTTATGTAAAAGACCAACGTTATGGACACGGTTGGTTAGAAATAGGCGATGTAGTACAAGATTGTACTAATAATGCTGTAATGAGGAAAGAACAATATTATAAATTAGGAAATATCAATCCTGATGAATTAAAAAAATATTCGTATAAAGATGTTTTACAAAAAATATCTACTACTAAACATTATGGGCCTTGGGATTTAGAAAAAACAGAATTTGAAAAAGGCATTGAAGAAGATGTTGTGGGTATGAATCCAAGTGCCAAGAAGCCTTACTTTTCACCACAAGAAGCAGACAGAGCCAATAATGAATGGGTAAACCAAGCACAGGTAGATCAAGGAGACGGTGTTATAATAAAAGCCACAGACGGCAAACAATATCGTATAATGACCAGTTATGGCAATCAACATTTTGAGGATGGTGAAGTTTACTTAGATGGCATTACTGATGCTGGATTTATAGACCCAGAAGGCTACCCGGATGCCGCAGAACTGTTATACTATCATAGTGCTACAGGACATTATCCTGATGATGAGGAATATGAAGTACAAGAAAACTTTAAAGACGGTAAAAAGAAAGGTAAAAGTCGTCCAGGCAGAGTAAAGAAAGCAGGTGCCAGTTGCAATGGCTCAGTTACAAGTCTACGCAAAAAAGCAAAAAACAGCAGTGGTGAGAAGTCCAAAATGTATCACTGGTGTGCCAACATGAAGGCTGGCAGAAAGAAAAAATAACTAAATAATTGCATGTCCAAATACGGTAAAAAACCACTTTCATCTACACAACAACGATTAAAAGATTATCAATTAGGAATTTATCATAATGCAAATGCCAAATGGGCAAACGAACTAAGAGTATTAGGTAAAAATCCACAAGACGATAACAAATACGATATTGATTTAGACTTAATGAAGGAAACAATCATTAAAGATTGTGCAAACTATCTTCCTTTAGAAGACCATGGCGGAAAAGAATTGCAGAATAGTGATTACTCAGTATCTTGCCAATGGTATCCAAGTGATACAAAACATCTTTTTGAAAGTAATATGGCAGATCCAACTACAAAATCACTTATGAATAAAATAGGGTGGTGCGACGAAAATAATAATCCAACACAGGTAATTTATAATTTAGATAAAAATGGTTTTAGGTGTAAAGATTTTAAGCAGGAGAGAGGGAAAGGAATATTATTTTTAGGATGTAGTCATACATTTGGAGTAGGTTTAAATCAACAAGATACATTTGCTTTTAAAGTAGCAAACCACTTTGACAAGGAATGTTTTAATTATGGTATGCCAGGAAAAGGATTAGATACTGCGGCTTTATATACATCTTTATATTTGCAAGATGACATTGATGTAGGCTACATAGATGCAGTTGTAGTTTACTGCCCGCCACCAGGAAGGGTTAGTTATTTTAGTTATAATACTGAATATGATATGGGTAGAGGGTACAATGAATTGGAGTTTCTCCAACTTCAAAATGATTATTTATTGCTAACTGACTATTATGATGACTCATATCTAGATAATGTACCATATGATGAAATGGCAGATATTGAAGAATTGTTTAATCTTAAAAATGCAAAAAGTAAATACGAAGTAAAAAAATTTTTAAAAGCAGGATTAGATCAACATGTTTATAAACATAGATCTGCTATGTGGGAACATTTTATGTTTACAAAAGAAAATAATTTTTACCGAGGACTACTTGCAGTAAACAGTATTAAAAGTTTTTGCTTGGAGAATAATATTCCATTAGTATTAACAGAAGGGTCACCAACGATTTCTACTAAACATGATTGGGCAAGGGACTTAGGACACTTTGGACCACAAACCCATAACAATATAGCACAAGAAATTATTTCTAAGTTAGAGATATATCTAGATAAATAGTATTATGCTTATTAAGGACATAATTAACGAAACAACCAGTAGTGGCGGTATAGCCAGTGTGGCAGTACCAATGAATAGTGATATTATAAAACGACCTGGTCCCGTAGTTAAAAAGAAAAAGAAGAAAACAACAGAAGATCAAGTTCCATATTTGCAGAGACCCAACTCACCATATGAATTAGGAAAGCAAGAATACCTACGTAAGAATCCAGGCAAAACAGAAGAAGATTTCAAAGAGTTATTGCCCAATCAACAAAACAAATACTTGGACAAGTATGTTGAAGGAAAATCTCCACACAAAAAAGGCACCAAAAAATATAAAAAACACATGGCGGCCATGCACGCCGGTTAATATGAGAGCAGTCAAAGACAAAAACAAATATCTTAATTTAATCAGTAGTACTGAGGCAAGACTGTTCAATAAAGTTGATTTATCGGGCTTTGTTAGTGTAAATAGTTTAGACGAAAGAGAACAATATATTGCAGAAGAACTTTATAAAAAAGACGTACTGCAAAAAATACAGAAAGGTGAACAAGTTGGTTACAAAATCTACCCGCAAAAGGAAAAACTATAATAAAAAATTTCTTGCGAAGAGGTTAGACGGTCTAGCAAAAAAAGTTGCTAAACGCAACGTATATGTAATAGAAAAAACCGATCCAGGTTATAATATTATTAATTATTTAGACAAGTCTGTTTTTATAGAAAATGTTCCTTTTTTAAATTTAGCACAAAGAGCCTGCAAAAGTTTTAACAAATCTAAAGAAGAAGTTAATCCAATGCACATGCAAAGACATATAGACAAGTACTTTAAACACTATATGGACTTACAATTCTATAAACATACTATACAAACCAGTGAAGACAAAGTAAAAGTTTTTACAGCAGGTGTTAGAATGCAAGATAGTTTAGATATGATCAAAGAAGCCAAGGTACATCTAGCAACTTTTTAGACCAAAAATTACATTTAAATGATAAATAAGAAGTATATTACATATACTTTAGGAAGAAACTATGTTTATTAGAGATTTTAATCAGCAAGGACAAAATAAAATAACAAAAATTAACAAACTGTTAAGCGAAGAGTTTGGCATGAGTATCAAGTCATCTTATCCTAAAAAGGAAAAGTTACAGACTATACTCGAGATGTCAGATAAGGCTATAATTAAATTGAAAGATACTACAAAAAACTTTCAGTTAGAGCCTGAATATGCAAAATATCTTGGTATTAAAGATGTTATGAAAACTATGATTAGTGAAGGCATGTATGCTGAATCACCAGCATACGTGGAAATGAAAGAAAAACTTTGTGCAGAAGTTCAAAACTTAATGGATTCAGGTTGTACTGAATCTGAAGCAGTAAGCCAATGCATGAACACATTCAGAAAAAATCCTAATTACTGCCACGATGATGAACACATACTTCCTATTGTTATGATGGCGGCTAAAGATTACATGGAAGGTGGTTGTGGTACACATGAATCACTAGAAGAGATTGCAACAGAAGGTCCAGATTCAGAATTAAACGAAAAACTTTTAAGTGAACTTGCTAAAGAGATAGGTATAGAATTATCAAATCATGACAGTATGAGTGCAATAGAAGAAAAACTTAATATGTTTGCAGAAGTTACAGGCAAGAGCAGAGATTCAGTTGTTGGATTTTTGAATGGACTTGAAGAAGATGCAGTAGTACAAGGTATTAAGTTCTTTGGTGCTAAAGTTAGAGAATCAAATGCATTTGTAGATGCTAGAAGAGAAGCAATTAAAAATGACGAAGATGAGTTTACAGTAGGTGGAAAAACTTACAAAGTTACAGGCGATACATCAGACGAAAAGAAAAACGAAAGTATGTTTGACAGTATTATAGACGAAATGCTTTCAGAAGAAGTTGAGTCAGTTGAAGAAGCAGAAGTTGTAATGGCTGTTAGAGCATTAGCAGACGATATTCAAGATCATGTAGAAAGACTAGGCAGAATGGTAAACGAAGATTTACCTGCAATAGCAGACCAAATGGTAAATGAATTTGGTGCTGATAAGGCCGCTTCATTTAAAAGCGAAGCAGAGGGTGTTTTATCAGGAGCATTAGAAAGTGCCAAACAGGCAAAAGATGGTGTTAATGGTCTAGTTGGAAGTATTACTGGTGAAGATATGGGTCTAGGCGGAGACGACATGGGTAGCATAGAAGATCCATTAGGTGCAGACAGTCCAATAGATGACATGGAAGAATTACCAGCAGAACCTGAAATGGATGTAAACGAACCAGCGGCGGCAGGACCAGAAGAAGAGCCACTAGGTAGAGCACCTGTAGAGGTGTAAAAATGCTCATTAATGAGGTTATAGCAGTACAGGAAAAAGATCAGGATTTTGCGGCAGGGTTGTTAGCAAAAGTACAAGATATCCTTACAGTTGCTATGTCCAGAGATATTAAAAAAATATCTACAAAAAAATTCCTTAAAATTTTAGACGTAAATGGTTATACAGATTTAACTATGGACCAACTAAAGTTAGCAGTCAATACATCTGGATTTGCTAACAGTATAGATGATGAAACTATTGTACCTAAAGATGAGTTAGGTGCAGATATAGATACTGATGTTGAAGATCCATCAGTAGATGTAGGGGCAATGGCAGGTGATCAGGCCCTAGCAGATATTAAGGCGGAACTATAATGGCTAATATTTTTGTAAATGCCACACAGGCAAGAGCGGATAGCAGGAATAACGTAGTTATTCATGGTGAAATTAAAACTATCGAATCAGAGGTCTTCTCTAATATAGATTCAGGCATACTATATGCAAATATAGTATCCAGTTCAACTATGACAAACAGTAATGTCTATTACTATGTTTGGAATGGTACAACAACAGATCCCACAAAACTAGATCAAATAAATTATGTTAAAAAATACTTCACAGACTTAGGTTATGGAGTAAACATAAAAACAAATACTAGTTCAAATAATACTATTACTTGGAACGTTTCCTGGTAAATAGTATTAACAAATAACTTAAAACAATTTTAATGCTAAAAAACAAATTCGAATACCCTGCTCTGCGAAGAGAAACCCAAGCAAATGGAAAAAGACAATACGTTGGTGACGACAGTATTCCTGTTCCTAGTGTAACTACAGTACTAAGCGAAACCGGAGATAAAACAGCTCTACTTAACTGGCGTAAACGTGTAGGTGACGCAGAAGCAAATCGTATAAGTCAGGAGGCGGCAGGTTTAGGTACTAAAGTACACAATGCAATAGAAAAATATGTATTAAGTGAAGAGTACGAAATAAAAGGTAATAATCATATAAGCATAATGGCTAAAAATATGCTACAAGAAATGATAGACCAAGGCCTAAGTAAAGTGGACGAATTATGGGGTGTTGAAGTAGGTTTAATTGCCGCAGGATTATATGCAGGTACATCAGATGCTATTGGCATATACGAAGGCGAAGATGCTATTATAGATTTTAAAACAGCCAAGAAGATTAAAAAACGTGAGTGGATAGAAGATTACTTTATGCAAGGTTGTGCTTATGCATTAGCACATAACGAAATGATGGGAACGGAAATTAGTAAAGTTGTAATACTAATGGTAGACCGAGAAGGCAAGTTTGCAGAGTTCTCTATTAAAGATCAAGAATTTGAGGAATATTGCGATAAATGGTCAAATAGACTAGCAGATTATTATTCCAAAATTAAATAAAGGCCAAAAAATGATAAATACTACTTAATAGGAGACGTATTTAATGGCAACAAGTAACAATACAGTAGTAGTATCAAGAATACAAAACCGTAGAGGTTTAAAGCAAGACCTACCTCAGCCACTTCGTTCTGGTGAAATTGGTTTATCAACCGATAGCAGACAAGTTTTTATTGGTGGTGGTGAAATTGACTCTACAGAAAATAAAGTATTGATATTTGAAAATACTGATAACGCAAGACAAATTGTGGACAGTATTGCCAAAAATCAAATTATAAGTTTTACAGTACCACATAGACGTTATAACACCAGTTTAGATGGATTAAATGGAACAGCAAAAGCCTTTACATATACTGGTGGTTCAGATGTTAGTGACACAAACAGTTCAAGAGATGTATTTAGAAGTTCAGTAGGAGCAGGAAATCTTGTTAGTATAGAAACAGGTTCGGCTTTTGATGCCGACGATTTAAGTGTAGTAAAAAACGGTATAGCACTTATAGGAAACAATATAGCAAGTATTGGTAACTTAACTACTGAGGACTATATTTTCTCATCAGGTACAAGTTTAGGTAATGATCATACTATAACTTTTAAATCTATTCCATTAACAAGTGATGATATAGGTATTACTTACTATGGTAATTCCGCAATTAGCAGAGTATTAAGTGGTGCACCAAGTGGTGATGCTAATATTAAACCAGGATATAGTGCATTAACAAATTTTTATGCTAGAGATAGTGTACCTACATTTTTGCAAATACCTGAAGACTTAATTATTGTTAATTCGACTACAGGTTCAGGATATATAGGATTTCAGCATAAACATATAGCAGTTACGGCCCTAAGTACTTCAGATGTAAGTACTTTAACGTTTACAAATTTCTTAGTAAGTAAAGATAGCGAATTAATTGATAATATAACATTTGCAGAATCTTCAGATACGTTTACAGTACCTTATGCTCATGCAAATCAAAAGTATGTTCCAACTTCAACAGCAAATAATTTTAACCGTGTTCATATATCAAATTGTAGTGTTTCAGCAGTAAACGGTGTTCACAATATTACTGCCGCAAATGCCACACATTTCCAGTTTGCAATTAGTGGATATAGTGGTGCTACAAGTGGTACACTAGCTCACACAAGAGTTTTACAGTATGATATATCTGGTGCACCTAGTAGTGGCGATATTACTACTTCTTTAAATACTATTTCAGGAATTATTAATAATAGAGGAAACATTACAACAGGTTCTAACGTAACGCAATCATGGGGTAGTTTAAATGTTACACCAGAGTTTGATTCAGCAACAGGTAGTGCATTAGCATCAAAGCAAGTGTATTTTACTCATAAGTCTACTCAAAATAGTAACCCAGCAGACTTTACATTACACGAAAGTGGTAGCACATTAACAAATTTAAAACTTACACCACAAAATTATAATAGATCAACTAATACTATAAGAGCTCAATTAGAGCAGTTTTTAGTAGAAGCAATGGAAAATGTAAACCTTAATGTATTTAATAATATTCAAGTAAATCAAAGATATAAGGCTAATTCTACTTTAGATGCAAAAATTAATTCATATAATTTAAATACAAATACAGAAGGCACAGAAATTACATTTGATACTAATGAAGAAGCCAGAAACTTCTCAACATTAGTAAACAACTTATATTTTGAATACAGTATTTACAATACTCCAGGTGCAGGTGGTTTAGGAAGTTTAACAGTCAATTCACGTGGACTTACTAACATAAAAAATAATATACAATTACAAACTGCCGAGGGTGCCTCAAGTGGATTACCTGATGTAGGATATGACTCAACAGAAACAGCAAGTGTACCAGCAGAAGCAAATACTAACATTAAAACATTTGATATGACTGCTTTTGATACTTTCGTAATAGATTACAGTTTAGACTTTAGAAATGGTGCAGACTTATACAGAAAAGTTGGATTACTTCAATTGTCCAGTTATGATTATGGATCAGGAAATCCTGCAGATGTAGTCATACAGGATTATGGTACTGACAAAGCACTTGGTAGTGTAACAGGAAATGTACAGTTCACAGCAAATGTGGCTAGTAGTGTATTAACTCTCACAGCAATAAGTAGTGTAAACCAATCTTGTGCCATGAAATACATTGTTAGAAAATGGAACGCACCTTCAACATAATGATTGATGTTCCTAAAAACGCATAGTCCCACAGAAAGATTAAGAATTTGGAGAGAGATAAGACAAAAAGATTATCTGTCTGCAGAAGACCTTGTAAAAGAATTTTCAGATATTAAAATACTTTCACGTTACTTAGATTACTATACTCCTAAAAGTTGGCCTGATCCTTTTGAAATTGTTAGCGAAGGATATTTTTGTCAAACAGGCGTAACAATATTACTAACTGCTACACTAATAAATAAAAATTTCATTACTAGCGACGAGTTATGCTTTCCAGTGATAAGTAATAACATAAACGGAGACTCTGGAATAGTTCTTTTAGATGATAACAACGTTTATAATTTTACTTCAGGTAAGATTGAAAGTTGGGAGTTTGTACAGGATAATGCAACTGTATTTCAAACCCACAGATTAGATAAAAAGAAACTTTCATATTGACTTTTGTACAGTTATATAGTAGAATAATTCTGCGATAAATATTACTTTACAATACAGAAATTAGGGATAATACACACATGCAAGTTAAAAAACGAGACGGCACACTAGAAGATTTAAACATAGACAAGTTACACAAAGTAGTTATGTATGCATGTGAAGACATCTCAGGTGTTAGTGCATCAGAAGTAGAGATAAACTCCAAAATTCAGTTCTTTGAATCAATAGCAACAGAAGATATTCAAGAGACACTTATTAAAAGTGCCGCAGATTTAATCACTGAAGAAGCACCAAACTATCAATATGTAGCAGGTAGACTTATTAACTATCATTTGCGTAAAATGGTATATGGTGAATTTGAGCCTCCTTGCTTATGTGATATAATACAAAAAAATATTGATCTAGGTTTTTATGATTCTGAGTTTACTGATTTATATACAAAAGAAGAAATAAATCAATTACAAGAATATATAGATCATAACAGAGATGAAGTTTTAACCTATGCGGCTATGGAACAATTCCGTGGTAAGTATCTAGTACAAAACAGAGCAAGTGGTGAAATATTTGAAACACCACAAGTAGCATACATGATGATTGCGGCCACATTGTTTAGTAACTATCCAATAGAAAACAGAATGAGCTATGTAAAAGCCTATTATGATGCTATTAGCACATTTAAAATTTCCTTGCCTACGCCAGTTATGGCAGGTGTTAGGACGCCACAAAGACAATTTAGTTCATGTGTACTAATTGAAACAGATGACAGTTTAGATAGCATTAATGCAACAAGTAGCAGTATTGTAAAGTATGTAAGTCAGAAAGCAGGTATCGGCATTGGTGCTGGTAGTATTAGAGCCGTAGGCTCCAAAATTAGGAGTGGAGATGCAACTCATACAGGAGTTATTCCATTCTATAAAATGTTTCAGTCAGCAGTTAAGAGTTGTAGCCAAGGTGGAGTAAGAGGCGGAGCCGCTACATTATACTACCCTATTTGGCATTTGGAAGTTGAGGACTTATTAGTATTAAAGAACAATAAGGGCACAGAGGACAACAGAGTGCGTCACATGGACTATGGTGTACAGTTTAATAAACTAATGTATGAAAGATTAATTACTGGCGGTAATATTACTTTGTTTAGTCCACAAGATGTGCCAGGATTATATGACTGCTTCTTTAATGATCAAGACAAATTTAAAGAGTTATACGAAAAAGCAGAACGTATGACAAGTATTAGAAAAAAATCTATACCAGCATTAGAACTGTTTAGTAATTTTGTTACAGAAAGAAAAGACACAGGTAGAATATACTTAATGAATGTTGATCATGCAAATGATCATGGTGCATTTATATCTGATATAGCACCTGTAAAACAAAGTAATCTTTGCTGTGAAATAGATTTACCCACAAAGCCCTTAACAGACATTAACGATCCTGAAGGCGAAATAAGTTTATGTACATTAAGTGCTGTAAATTGGGGTGTTGTAAAAGATACAACAGAAATACAAAAAGTATGTAATTTGGCAGTAAGAGGATTAGATGAGTTACTAGATTATCAAGAGTATCCTGTTTTAGCGGCACAATATAGCACTATGAACAGACGCCCACTAGGAGTTGGTATAATTAATTTCGCATATTGGTTAGCAAAAAATGATACCACTTATCAGGAGCCTAACTTAGATTTAGTAGATGAATGGGCAGAAGCCTGGAGTTATGGTCTTATAAAAGCAAGTGCCGACTTGGCAGTAGAGAAAGGTGCATGTCCTAAAAATATGGAAACAAAATATGGGCACGGTATTACTCCTAACCAAACATATAAAGAAGATGTAGATGATTTAGTAAAGCATAAAGAAAGGCAAGATTGGAAAGGATTAAGAAAACAATTAAAAGAAACAGGAATCAGAAATAGTACACTAATGGCATTAATGCCTGCAGAAACATCTGCACAAATTAGTAATAGTACAAATGGTATTGAACCTCCACGAAGTTATGTAAGTATCAAGCAAAGTAAACATGGAGTATTAAAGCAGGTAGTACCAGGATATCCTTATTATAAAAACAAATATGATTTATTATGGGAACAGAAGTCTCCACAGGGTTACTTAAAAATTATGGCAGTATTACAAAAGTATATTGATCAAGGTATTAGTGTAAACACTAGTTATAACCCTGAACATTACGAAGATGAGAAGGTTCCAATGAGTGTTTTAATACAAGATATACTGATGTTTTATAAATACGGTGGCAAACAATTATACTATAATAATACCTACGATGGTCAGGGCGAAATTGATATACATAAAGATGACGCTCAAGAAGACCTCGCCATCACTGAAATAGATGATGAAGATTGTGAGAGTTGTAAGATATGAACAGTAATGAATTAAAACAATTAGGTTTTACCAAGGCAGGTGATGTTGATGTAGTTATCAGAAATGATGTACCAGACTTAAATGCTACACATACACCATTTGCAAGTGAAGTAAAGTCAGGGGTATATTGTTGGGTACTTGTAAACGATACTAATAAAAAAGAAGAAGTAATTTATATAGGTAAATATGGAAAGTCTATAAAAAAGAGATGGGGAGAACACAGGCAAGGTTTCAGAGGTGGTAGTGGTACAGGTATCAAAAATGCAGAATACATTATACAGCAATTAGCAGAAACTGATATCAGAATGGAATTATGGGGTAAGCAGAGTCATATTGAAGAATTTTCTTATACTAATATTGTAGGCACAGAAATAACAAAAACTTTTTCTACCTATAGTGTAGATGAAGAAGATTTAATAGCATTCTATATGCAAAAGAACGGAAAAAGACCAGCACTTAATAGGACAAAAGGCGGAAATTAAAAAATGACAGTATTAGATACAAAAAATAAGAAACATCATACTAAAGCAAAGATGTTTTTAGATCCATCAGGCGGTCCTGTTGTACAAAGGTATGAAACACTAAAGTATAAACAGTTTGATAAACTAACTGATAAACAGTTGGGCTTCTTTTGGAGACCAGAGGAAGTTGATATCCTTAAAGACGCAACCGACTTTAAAAATCTTACAGACTTTGAACAGCATATTTTTACAAGTAATTTAAAGCGACAAATCATACTTGATAGTGTACAAGGTCGCTCACCTAATCTGGCTTTTCTGCCTATAGTAAGTCTACCAGAATTAGAAACCTGGATAGAAACTTGGGCATTTAGTGAAACTATACACAGTAGAAGTTATACACATATTATTAGAAACGTCTATCCTGACCCAAGCAAAGTTTTTGATACTATGTTAGACATACAAGAAATATGTGATTGTGCAGATAGTATTACAGAAAATTATAACAAACTAATTGAATATAATCTTTTAAGAGACAAAGGTTATAAAACATATGATGAATATGAACATAAGAAAAGAATATGGTTAGCATTAATGAGTGTAAACATATTAGAAGGTGTACGTTTTTATGTTAGTTTCGCATGTAGTTGGGCTTTTGCAGAACTTAAAAGAATGGAAGGTAACGCAAAAATAATTAAACTTATTGCCAGAGACGAAAATGTACACTTAGCAAGTACACAACAGATGCTAAAATTTTTACCAAAAGACGATCCAGACTTTGAGAAAATAAGAAAAGAAACTTATGAAGAATGTACACAAATGTTTGTAGATGCAGTAGAGCAGGAAAAAACATGGGCAGAATATTTGTTTAAAGACGGAAGTATTATAGGCCTTAATGCAGAACTATTAAAGCAATATGTAGAGTTTATCGCGGCCAAACGAATGCATGCCGTGGGTCAGGAGAAGATATATAATAGTGGTACCAATCCATTACCTTGGACTCAAGCATGGATTACAGGTGGATCAGTACAAGTTGCTCCACAAGAGACAGAAATATCATCATACGTTATAGGTGGTACCAAACAAGACGTTGATGGAGACACATTTAAAGGTTTTAGTTTATAATGTACGAAAACATATTAAAAGCAAATTTAGGTAAAGTAGTT